GAAGAGCAACAGCTACAAGACTTAAATGATTTATTAGATTCAGCTAATAAAGTTGGCGTTCCAGATGAAATAGCAGACTATAAAAAATCTTTAGAAGATTTACAAAAACAAGACAAGTGGTATGCAAACACACCTATACCAACACCACCAAAACTTGATAAAGGATTTACCTATGAAATCAAAACTTTACATGAACACATTGATTATGATGAAGAAGGTAATGAAATCACTTACGAAAAACAGGAGTAAAATATGACAACACTTTTATTAATTTTAACAAGCGTAGTAACAATAGCGTCTTTAGTATGTAGCTTTGTTCCTACAAGTCTTTTACCTGATGACGCTAAAAAAGTATTAAAGATTTTAGCTTTAAATTTTAACAATGTTCATTATGACTGTAATCACACTAAGAAAAAAAAGAGCAGTTAAATGAGCGGTCTGTCTGAACTTGAACAAGGCAAATTAATAGAAGCAGTCGAAAGTCTTGAAAAACAAGTTTCAAGATTAAATACAAGACTTGATTCTCTTGAAGGGCAAATGAGGTCAGGCAAAGGTATTGTTATAGGTATCTTTTTAACGGCTAGTGGTATATCGGCAGCTGCCGCTACAATGTTTGGAAAAATGCTTGGGGAATAACAATAGACAAAAAGGAAGAATAGGAGAATTGTTTGTGTGTTACATTCTTGAAAAATTTGGTTATCAAACAGCTTTTGTTGATACGCAAGGTTATGATGTAATTGTTAATTACAAAAAAAGACCAATTCGTATTCAAGTTAAATCTGCTCTTTCAAAAGATTATAATAGAAAAAAAGGTGGTAAACCTAGATATAATTTTTCTACCAACATTGGTGGTGAAAAAAGAAAATACACAAAAGAAGATACAGATATAATTGCTTTATTTGGTTCAGACCATGAAACAGTAATTTTTAAATTAGTTGATGAAATAAAAACAAAAACACATAAACTATCTGAAGCACATTTTTATGATAAGTCTATAATGAAACAAAGTTTTGAAAGGTGTTTAAAATCATGTTCGGTTTAATTGGCTCTTTATTAGGTTTTGCTAGTTCAGGTTTACCAGCCGTGCTTGACCATTTTAAGCAAAAAAGTTCACAAAAACATGAGTTAGCTTTAATGGAAATGGCCGCTAAACATAAAATAACTGTAGCTAAAGCAAAAGCAGATGAAGCCGAAATATCAGGTGTATATCAGCACAGTCAAACAATTCAAAACAATGCTAGTAAATGGATAGTTAATTTAAGTGGTCTTGTAAGACCTACAGTTACTTTTGCAATATTAGGATTGTATTTAACTGCAAAGACTTTAGCTGTTGTGCAAGTATATCAAAATGGTGGTGATTTACATGAGTTTTTACCAGAAATATATTCAGAAACAGATGTTGGTATTTTAAGTTCAGTTGTATGTTTTTGGTTCTCAAGTAGAGCCATAGAGAAAATGAGAAAATGAATAATATTATAGAAGCAATAAAAAGTATTATATCACCAGAGCAATCTTGGTCAGCTTTTGTTATGAAGATTACAAGTCTTATAATTGTAGCTGTAATTGGATATATAGGTTTTCAACAATATCTTAATCTTGGTGCTGAAGAAGATAATGAGATTCCAATAGTAGAAGTGTATGAAAAAGACCCTGAGAAAAAAGTTAAAGTAGAAGATTTAATTACTAAACTTCTAAGGTCAAATAGAGATATTGAATCAGTATGGTTATATGATTGGATAGATGCACGAAATATAGTGCCTTTGTATAATGAACCTAGAAACAGCGAAGATTTATTGCCAACAGGATATTTTATGGAAGGTGATGAATATGTGATTGGTCATTTTGTTTTAAGTCAATGCACCTCTTTAGATAGAGATATACTTAATACAGCGTGTCCTATAATGAGTTCAGAAGATGCTTGGGGAGTTTTGTTAGTTACCTATCAAGACGATACATCACCAGACTTAAAAACAACTAAAGCAACAGCTATGAAAATATCTGAGATATTATATTTGATTGAGAGATAGTAATGGTAGAAAAAAGTTTAAATGTTTCAGATAATTCAGTTATAGCAATACCACTAAGAAATTTAATTGCTATCATTGGAACAGTAGCAGTAGGAGTTTGGGGTTATTTTGGTGTTTCTGAAAGACTTAATTTCATAGAACATGAACTTGATTTACAAATGAAAGACATAGAACTAAATAGTGAATTTAGAATTAAATGGCCAAGAGGTGAAATGGGAAGCCTGCCAGATGACGCTAGACAAGACATGAAAATAGAAATGCTAGAACAAGAAGTGTCTAAATTAAAAAATACAAAAAGTGAAGAATAATGCCTTATGTTGAATTAAAAATACCAAGTGGAGTTTATAAGAACGGAACAGAGTTGCAGTCAAAAGGTCGTTGGCATGATTGTAATTTAGTTCGTTGGAATAATAATGCTCTACAACCTATTAAAGGGTGGAGTCAATTTGGAACAGCTACAACAACAGGAAAAGCTAGACGAATGTTATCTTGGATTGATAATGCTGGTAATAGAAGGTTAGCTGTAGGAACACCTAATAAATTATATGCTTACACAATAGACGGGTCGCAATATGATATAACGCCAGCTGGTTTTACTACAGGAAATAATGATGCAACACAAAGCGTAGGTTATGGTAATTATACTTATGGTTCTTCTAATTACGGAACACAAAGACCTGATAGCGGTTTATTTCAACCTTGCACAACATGGTCATTAGATACCTTTGGTCAATTTTTAGTTGGCTGCAGCACAACAGACGGAAAGGCCTATGAGTGGCAATTATCAACAGGAACACCAGCACAGTTAATAGCTAATTGTCCGACAAGCATACAATCTTTAATTGTTACTGAAGAAAGAGCATTAATGGTACTTGGCGCTGGTGGCGACCCGAAAAAAGTTCAATGGTCAGATTTAGAAGATAATACTGATTGGACACCAAGCGCTACAAATCAATCAGGTAGCTTTAATGTTAATGGTAATGGTAAATTATTAACAGCAGTTAGAGTTAAAGGACAAATTCTGTTACTATCAACGATTGATGCTCATTCAGCCACTTATGTAGGTTTACCATTTGTTTATTCATTTGAAAGAGTCGGTTCAAATTGTGGTATTGTTTCTACTAACGCTGCCGTGGCTACCGATACTTTTGCCGCTTGGTTTGGCGAAGGACAGTTCTTTATTTATGACGGAATAGTTAAACCATTAGCTAGTGATGTAAGTGATTATGTTTTTAGTGATTATAATGTAAGTCAAAAAAGTAAAGTTTATGGATTTAATAATTCTGCTAGTTCTGAAATATGGTGGTTCTATCCTAGTTCTGATAGCACAGAAAACAATAGATATGTTGCATGGAACTATAAAGAAAATCATTGGATTGTTGGTGAGTTGTCTAGGACTTGCGCTGAAGATAGAGGCACATTTACAAACCCTATGATGATTGGTGCTGATTATAAATTATACGAACACGAAACAGGATATTCATATACAGGAGAATCAACAGGGGTTTTTGCAGAATCAGGGCCATATCAAATAGACCAACCCAACGGAAGATTGATGAATGTTTTACAAATAATACCAGATGAAAAAACATTAGGTGATGTTTCTGCTAAATTTAAAGTTAGAAATTATCCTACAGGAACAGAAACAACATTTCCTAGTAGCGGTTCTTTTACTTTAGCTAACCCTACAGATGTTAGATTTACTGCAAGAGAAGTTAAGTTTAGAGTTGAAACTTCAAGAAATACAGATTGGAGAGTAGGTAATATGCAAATATTTGTAAGAGCAGGAGGTAGCAGAGGATAATGAGATTACCACTACCACCAATAGAATACAATTCAAGCATTGTTCAGCAAACAAATAATACTTTAGAGCAAGAAGATAAAAAAAATTTTAAGAAAGATACAGATATAAACATTAACGATGGGCGATTAATCCTGAAATCACCTAACGGAACACGATATAATATAACAGTAGATAATTCAGGTAACATAACAGCGAGTGCGATATGAGTATAGAAAATTTTGAAAAATGTTGCGAAAGCATACAGAAAGCGTTAGATTATGGAAAGAACAGTCATACTCTTGATGATGTAAGACAAAGTATAGCCAAAGGTGAAATGTTTTTTCATACTCTTGGAAACTCCTTCATTATTACTGAAGTTCATGTATTTCCACAGTATTATAATTTACACGGCTTTTTAGCTGGTGGTCATACAGAAGAAATTAAAGAGTTAATGCCAATATTAGAAGATAAAGCAAGAGAAGTAGGTTGCAAATATACAACTCTTACTGGTCGTAAAGGTTGGCAAAGACAGTTTAAAGATGTTGGCTATAATCCAACTTTCTTTACCTTAGACAAGGAGTTATAAAATGGGTAAATCAAAAGGAAGCACAAGTTCAGAGTTAGACCCTGCAATCAGACAGATGA